GTCCTCTTGTGTGAACAAGTCATTTTGTGAAATTGGAATCTTGTTTTGTTTGGCATAAATCGTTAATCCCAAATTGATAATATGTCTAAGTCGGCCCTCTCCCAAAATATGGGAAGAAATAATTTCTCCAGCTTGTTGTTTTTCTCTGACATATTTCTCAATTTGTGCCATCGTATATTCGTCCTGTTCTTTCACAATCTGAGTGACTATAGTTTGAGTAATGGAATAAATCGACTGGTCTTTGTCTCTCGTCAGGTCTGCTTCGAGATTATATTGGGGTGTCTTAAAATTACTTTTCGGAATTTCCATCGTCCACCTCCATCAAAATCTTTTTGAGTTCAACCATGTCATCATTGGTCTGTAAATACTCTCTGGCTCTGAGAACTGCTCTTTGGTATAGTCCTTCTTTTTCTCTGTAGATTTTGTTCCAGTCATGCTTCTCGAAATAAACTCCACACTTTTTTAGTTCTTCTAGATATTCATCTGGTTTGTATTCACCTGTTCGATACATGTCAACCGTCACCATCAAATCTTCCATAAAATCTGGTAATTTTTTGGGTCCAAAATGTGTGGTCTCACCGAAGTGTAAAGTATAAGCTATGGCTACCAGAAAGTTATTGATTGCGTTTTGAATTTCATCTTCGTAAGCTTTTTCATATTCTCTTCTAAGCATATCCTCATAACTCATTGCCCATTCTTTGAGATGTCGTTTGTCTTTTTCTCTGGCAGCCTTTTCTAATCTTCGTAATTCGTCTCTATTCAACATGTTCTTCATTCCCATCTTCTCCCTTACACATTCTAATTAAAACGTTGATGTCCCATGCAGCAGATTCTAACTTTTCAAGCAAATACTTTTTCTTTGGTTTTTCGACTCTGCAAATTTCATTGGTTATGGATGTCATCTTGTCTCTGATGTTTGCTTCACAGATCTTGGCTCTATCCAAATCCTCACCGTCTAGATAATTCTTCACTTTATCCTTCATCTCCTTTTCAGCCACCATATAGGCTAACCTGGCTAATATTACATCCCCATTACAAGAATTACAACATTGGCCTTTATTCTTCAACGGCCAAGGATTGTTTCCATAACCATTGAAAGTTTTTTTACAAATGCAACATCTAAATCTGTGTTCCATTCTTACCTCCCCAGTTTCATAGCACATTCTGTACAAGATTCGATCACTTGGTCATAGATCTTTTTAACATCAGCCTCGAGATCTGGCCTTTTCCAGCAATCTCTTCCACAAATTGGGCATTTTATAATTTCACCATTTTCCATCTTTGGTACATGTTCGACTAATGGTCTACATAGATAAGTGTTCATTGTTTCAACCCCTTTTGTAACTGTTCCACTAAGGATGGAATAACCCTGACTTTAGATTGTATATACATATAGTTAGGATTGGGTTTACTCACTTCCAATTCAACAGTGTCTACATATGATTTTAATTGTCTAACTTTTTCTTGGATTTCTAATTTATTCATTGGCTTTCTCCTCTCTGACGTATACGTCTATTGGTAATTTTCTAACTTTTTCCAAAAATTCTTCATAGGTGGTTCTGGCATCGAAGATAGCCTTAATTGTTTTGTCAACCTTAACGACTAACCAAGGTGTAGCTCCTTTGTTTATGTCTTCAACCGAGTATGGAGAATTGATTGTTCCAGTTCTCGGTGTAAAGAAGTGAGTTTTCCAATCTGATGGCTCGATATAGATTTTCTTGATTTCAATTTTTGGGTATATACCTCTTCCATTCTCTACTCCTTGTTCTGGTTGACTATAGTCATCGGTGTATGGAGTTCCAGCATTATGTTCATAAGGAGCATCGTTCCAATCGTCACCCCACTGTTCTTTTGGGTCTTTCTCTGTGAAGTATAACATTAAACTTTCAGAATATTCGTCGTTCTGGTCGATATAACATAGTCTAAACGTTTTCATTTTCTCACTTCCTTTCTAATCATAACTAACATCGTCTTTGTCATTTCTAATTCTGATGAAGACTGGAAACCTTAAAGATAATTCACCGTCTTGGTTTGTCGTTTCTTCAAAGGCTTTAACCTCAATGATTTTCCCAATGATTTCTTCTGGATGCTCCCAATAATATTCACGTTCTTCTTTCTTAAATCCTGAACCTACTCCAACTCTGTAACCTTTATAGTCAACGATGACATTCCCCAATTTCCCTTGATTTTGACCTTGTCCTTCTTCAAGATCTAAAACTCTCAAATCTTGGGTGTACATTTTCTTGACTTTGATTAGGTTTTCAGTTCTTTTGAATTCGTATGGTTCGTCTAAGTTTATCATAATCCCTTCTGAACCTTTCGAGGTATAATTGTCTAAAATCTTCATTACCCAGTTATAGTCATAAGTACCTTCGGCTATAATCGGAACGAGTTTTACATGTTTCCATTTTTCTATTCCCATAAATATTCGACTTAGAAATAATCTTCTCTGTCTATAGTTATGTATGCATCTTTGGTCTCTAACTTCCCCTTCCAACAAATAATCAAAAATGTTGAAGACCAAATCTTTCTTTTTACCTTTTCTTCGAGCCATGCTCTGAGTTTCTTGAAAGCTATTTGCTATCAATTCCCCGTCGTACCAACCATCCGTTAGTCTTGAGAGTTCATTGTCTACTTCGTCGAGTCCTTCGATTATTCTACCAGATCTAGCATAAAATGTACAATGATGGTCTTTGACTTGAGCAAAGCATCTATTTCCGTCTAATTTTTCTGTAATCGAAATAAACTTGCCATCCAGAAAGTCTACATAGTCCTCCATACGATGTGCTAATTGAATTCCAAAAGATGGTATCAGATCTGGCCAAATTTTATTAACTGTCTTTTCAGAAATTCCAATATTCAAGGATTTTGTAAATATCATAGTCCATAAGTCTTTGTATTTTTCGCTTTGATGGGCTATAAATTGTTGAACTTGTACAATGTCATAATCTTTGCCAGTATTGTTCTTCTCCAAATATTGAAACATTCCCTCTACTGATGGACAATAACTTCCATCCCAAGTAAGATTTGTAATTTTGTCAATTTTGGATTTACCAATGCCCGTTCTAATATATGGGTTCAAAGCAAATTCCAAAATATCTTTGAGTAATCTATTTTCTTTTTGAGCTTCTAGAAGTTCTAGTTTAGCTTTACTTCCAGATGTGTTTTCGATTTCGAGTAATGTGTCTAAAGCTTTTTCTTGACTGAACTCTTCGAAGTTCGTAGTTTCAGGTTCCATGTTTTCATCTCCTATCTGACAATTTTCTTTTTAGGTCTAAACCTTTTGTCTGCTGTAATTTTATCATTCTCCCAACCTTCCATCGAAATACGGCCCAGTCCAGTTTTTCGGCAATATACTTTGTGGTCTATCACCCAGACGTAGCATTCTTCCCAATAGGTCCCGGCATCGTGAAACAATACTCTTTCGATTTTATAGGTTATACCTTCTGGTAATTCTGGTGGTTCAACCGGTCTTTTCAAATATACCAGCCCCTTTCACTGTCGAGAAAAGCTAAACTCACTCGCTATCTTTCGAGAGGGTTTAGCTTTAATTTTCGACTATTTAATTTTATTTTTCTTGGTTTTTGATTTTCTACTATCATTACATTTCTCCTTCTTCGAGGTAGTTTAGAATGATTACTCATTTATGTTATTATAATATCACAACTGCTTATAAATGTAAACAGTTTGTAAGAATAATTTTAAACTTTTTTTGATTGGGTTAACAACCACTCAGCAAACATCTTATCGTCAAAATCCTGACCCTTTTTGAGATTGTCGTAAATCGGTCTCTCGACTGAACCTTTAGTATTAAGAAAGTAAAACACTGGTTGTTTTGTTTGGCCAATTCGGTCTAGTCTGGCTTTGGCTTGTGCGTATAATATAAAATCTCCATCAGGTGGACTATAAAATATCCCAATATTGGCAATACATAAGTCATTTATTCCAACTGCTCCAGATTTGTAATTTACTATAGCTATACCGTTTTCATTCTCTTTGAAAGGTGCTAAATCTTTTTCAGCCCCATAATATACTCCAACTGGTCGGTTCATTTTTCTACAAATGGTTTTAATCTTTTCGATTTCTCTATGAAGTTAGCAAATATAACA